TCATGGGGGTACATTAAGCACCCCCTAAATGCCAAAGTATGAAAAGACAACTTAAAGAAGGTTTTAAAGGTGAGGGTACACCCGATATGAAATATTATGCATTTGATTGGGATGACAACATTGTTCATATGCCAACAAAGATAGTATTAAAAACTGAAAGTGGTGATGAAGTTGGTATGAGTACTGATGACTTTGCGGAATATAGAAGTCAAATAGGTAAAGAACCTTTTGATTATAAGGGTAATACCATTTTAGGATTCGCTGAAGACCCATTTAGAAATTTTAGAACCGCAGGTGACAAAGATTTTTTAGTAGATACCATGAGAGCAAAACTTGGTCCAGCGTTTAGTGATTTTAGAGAGGCAATCAATAACGGTTCAATTTTTTCAATTATTACCGCAAGAGGTCACAACCCAAACACATTAAAACAAGCTGTTTACAATTACATTATTGATGGATTTCATGGTATAGATAAAGACAAATTAATTAAGAACCTTAAAAAATATAGAACATTTACGGATGAAGGGGACATGAGTGACGATGAATTAATTAAGTCGTACTTGGAACTTTGTAAGTTTCACCCTGTGTCTTTTGGAGATGAAACAGGTGCTGCCAATCCCGAAGAAGCAAAAGTTCGTGCAATGGAAGAATTTGTATCTTATATAAAGGCGATGGCTTCAGTTCTTAATAAGAAGGCATATATTAAAAACGATGTGTCAAATAATTTTGTACCAGAGCAACCTAGTATTGGATTTTCAGATGATGATATTAGAAATGTTGAAGTAATGAGTAAACATTTTAAAGATAAACCAGATAATATAGTTAAGACTTATTCTACTGCTGGAGGCGTTAAAAAGGAATATAATTAGATTATAATCCGTCCAAATTAAAAGTAAAGAGAAAAATTTTTTAACAAGACTATATTTATAGATATAAACTAAAGAAACAAAAAAATTAAAATAACATGGCTGATTTATTAATGAAAATGCCGATACCTTACGAACCGAAACGCCAAAACCGTTTCATCTTAAGGTTTCCGTCAAGTTTGGGTATTAACGAGTGGTTTGTAGAATCTACATCAAGACCTCATATTCAAATTGCACCAGTTGAGATACCGTTCTTAAACACTTCAACTTTCGTTGCTGGTAGATTTAACTGGCAAACAATTAACGTAACGTTTAGAGACCCAATTGGACCTTCAGCGGCTCAAGCTCTTATGGAGTGGGTTCGTCTACATGCTGAATCAGTGACAGGTCGTATGGGTTATGCTGCGGGTTACAAAAAAGACATCGACCTTGAAATGTTGGACCCAACAGGTGTTGTTGTTGAGAAATGGATTCTTTACGGAACATTCTTAACAGACGTTAACTTCAATGCGTTAGACTACAAAACAGATGCTTTAGCGTCTATTACTGCGACATTGAGAATGGATAGATGTGTACTAGTTTACTAATCTTATTTACAAAATTTTACAATCAATTATATTTAACCGTAAAGCACTAAACTTTACGGTTAATTTTTTTATATGGATAATCAAACAATCGACTACGGTCAACAAAATTTTACACTACCACACGATGTGGTACCATTACCTTCTCAAGGTATTTTCTACAAAAACAAAAAGAAATCATTAAAAGTTGGTTATCTTACCGCATCAGATGAAAACATTTTGATGGGTGGAACTAATGATTTAACAATGACTTTATTAAGAGCAAAAATTTACGAACCAGATGTTAGGGTTGAAGACCTAATTGAAGGTGATGTTGAGGCAATCTTAATATTTTTAAGAAACACGGCATTTGGTCCTGAGATGACATTAAATCTTACAGACCCATCAACTAAAAAAGTATTTCAAACAAATGTTAGGTTGGATGAACTATCTATCATTAACGGACAACAACCAAATGAAGACGGTAGTTTTACAATTCTTTTACCAAAATCACAATCAACAATTAAAATTAAACCTTTAAATTATGGTGAAATTATGGAGATTGGTAGATTAGCAGAAACATACCCCCAAGGCAGAGTTGTTCCAAGAGTTACTTGGAGATTACAAAAAGAAATCATTGAGATTGACGGTTCAACCGATAAAGCAGTTATTGCAAAATTCATCGAGTCAATGCCAATTGCCGATTCAAAGTTCATTAAAAATTTTATGAATGAGAACGAACCAAGATTGGATATGACTAAAATTATAATGGCCCCGTCAGGAGAAAGACTAACAGTGAATGTTGGTTTTGGGGTCGACTTTTTTCGCCCTTTCTTCTGATTATAGAAAAAATCAGATAGATGAGTTTTACTATCTGAATACTTTAATGAAAATTACATATCAAGATTTTGAGCGAATGCCAATATTTGTTAGAAAATATTTATTGGACAAATGGCTCGAAGATAATAAGAAGGACTAAAATTTTTGGTCCTTCTTCTATTTATATACATAACCAATTAATATCATGGCAGGAAATCCAAAAGACGAAGGTAGTGCTAAAGAACTTAAAGAAACCGTTGATAGTTTAGGGTCACCTATTGAAAAAATATTAGACTCTATCGGTAACATGTACCAACAGGCCGATAAACTAAATAATTCTTTTGTTCAGGGTAGAACCAGATTAGATGAAATGAACGATGCGGTTTCTAGAGCGGCCGCAGGAGTTATTAGATTAGGTGGAGATATTAATGATGTTTCAAACACTATGGCAAAAATTGCCGAAGGTTCGAGACGAAATGTTATTGCAACTGAAGACCAAGTTAGTAAATTATATGCCGCGTCTACAGTATTAGGTGTTGGGGCTAAAGAATTGGTTGATTCTTTTTCAAAAGTTGGGTATGAAACATCTCAAATTGGACCAAATTTAGAAAAATCTATTGAATATGTTCAAAGTATTGGTTTGAATGCTAGAACTGTAATGACCGATGTTGCTAATAACATGGAGTTAATGAATAGATTTAACTTTAACGATGGTGTTCAGGGGTTAACTAAAATGGCGGCTCAAGCTTCAATGTTAAGATTTGACATGAAAACTACCGCTGAATTTGCTAATAAAGTTATAGACCCTGAAGGTGCTATTAACATGGCGGCATCATTCCAAAGATTAGGATTAGCTGTTGGACAATTAGGTGACCCGTTTGCCTTAATGAATGATGCAATTAACGACCCAGGTGCATTACAAGACAGTTTAATCAAAGCCACAAAACAATTTACTGAATTTGACGAAAAAAGCAAATCGTTTAAAATAAATCCACAAGGTGTATTAACATTAAGAGAAATGTCTAAAGAGACGGGTATCTCTTATGAACAACTTACAAAATCAGCTTTAGCTGCTGCAGATTTAGATAAAAGAGTTTCGGCCATTAATCCTTCATTGAAATTTAAAGACGAAGAAGATAAACAATTCTTCGCCAATATGGCAACAATGAAAGATGGTGAGTATGTTGTACAACTTAAAGACGATGAAACTGGTAAAGTTGAAACCAAAAAATTAGGTGATATTACTCAGGACGAAATGGAAAAGTTAAGGGAACAACAGGCTAATGCTCCCAAAACTTTAGAAGAAATTCAAACAAGTCAATTAGATGTATTAAAAAACATCCAACGAGCAATTGAGGGTAATGTCGCCAAAGCAACTTATGGTGTTGCGGGGTCTTCTGCGATTAGAGGTAATTTATTAGGAGCAGATAGAATTACAAGGTCACTTAGTAAAGCGGTTGATACAACTGTTCCTGGTAGCGCGGTAATAACAGAAAAAGTTAATGACGCTATTAAAGAAATGAGAGATTTATATGTTGCGAATACTTCAGGTAAGTTAAGTAATGAGGATTTATCTAAAAAAGTTAAAGCAATTGAGGAAGGTATTACAAATACTGCGAGTGGTATGGGTAATAAAGGTATGGAAGCACTTAAAGATATTCTTCAAAAAACTAACCAAGGTGTTACTGGTTCAAGTACTATTGAAAAAGAATTCAAAAAATATTCTGAAGAACTTTTAACTGCGGTAGGAAGACCAACAACTTCCGCAGCTAGTGCGGTTAAATCAAAATCAGCCGCCACAACACAAAAACCAATATCTCTTACAGATGTTTTAGGGGAAAGAACTGTAAGTCGAAATGCTAGTTTAACAAATACTGAAAGTAAAACTACAACAAGTAAAATTGAGTTTGGTGAGTTTAAAATTACTATAGATACCCCGCCAGGAACTACACTAACACAACAACAATTAAATGCGATTTTTAACAGTGACCAATTTAAACAATATGTTTTAAGTTTATCTGACACAAAATCAAATAAAGGTCAAGGTGTTGTCTCATATTAATGATAAAAAATTACCTTTAACCTATTTATTAAGAAAAGTATAAATGGGGAGTCCATTAGATTATATTAGCACAGAGGGGTTTAGAAAAAAACTAATCACCAGGAATTTAGTACCTTATGCTAAATCTCCTAACCCCGCCACGCCACCTACAACTTACGAGGTGATTCAATCGGATTATGCGGTAGTTGATAGTCCTGATGGATTAATTGATACTACATTTTTTGCGGACAAACAATACCCACTAAATAGATGGGGTAATGATGGTGGATATGAATTGGCACCAGATATTAGTGGTAACTTAAATACAACTTCAAATCAAGGGGAGTATGGCCCTGGACAACAAGATGCTCATATTGTTGATACGGGATATGCTGCAACACAAATATGGAAACCACTTAATGCTTACTCAACAAGTAATACCTTTGATGCGGGTGAAGCGGTTACAACATTAGAAATTGTATATCCTGATGGCGGTAGAATACCAAATGGTCAACCATACCCAACAATTATCAATCCTTCATCTTATACACCACTTTCAATTTTATTAAATCCAGACCCACAAGGTAGTAATGGTTTATTAAGTGCGGATTCATATATTGCTCGATTAGGTGCAAAAACACTTAAGAAAGAGTTTCAAGAAAGAATAGGTAGAGCGATTATTAGAGAAACAATAGGTCGTGCTAATTTTTTAAATGTTAACAGTAGTACTAATCTTGTTAATATATTAACAGGTAATGTTCCTTTAATTGAGCCAAATTATCAAATTACAGTTCCATCTAATCCTGTTTCGGCATCTGCAGATTTCTTACTTAGATTGGGTGGTAGTGTTGCTCCATTCTCATTAATTCCAGGTTCTTATTTTGACCCAAATGTTAACCCTGCACAACCAACAACAATTGGACAATCGTTACTTGCAAATCCAATTGCAGCAGCAGGTAATTTTGTAAGTAACTTATTAGGTGCTGGTAAGACTGGTACACAAATATTTTATAACAATACAGGTGCGGGGCAAAAATCTTTGTTGTGGAAAAATATTAACTACAACAGATATAAGCCAAATTACGACAGAACATTACTTGATAGATTAGGTGGTGCTATTGTTGGTACAGAAACAAATAATTCTAATTTTTATGTTGGGTCAACAAGTTCTGACCCTTCAAGAGTATTCTCACCAAGTAGAGCGTTACCTGTTGACTCATTTGGTAATGAACAACAATCTCCTGTTTATGGTCCATCAGAATTAGCTCAACTATATGAAGGTCCAAGTAAAGAAATTCGTTTAGGTGCTAATGGTCCGACATATAGTAATGGTGGTGGTATTGAAGGTGGATTCACATGGGTGTCACCAAAATACAAAGGTAATGCTGGTAAGAAAGTTGGTATTGGTGGTGAAATAATCAGAGAAGATTCTGACTTTAAACCATCATCATATAATTCAACTGAATCAACAGAAAGAACATTTAAACAAGGTTCTATTCTTGATAAAACACAAAGAATTGTTGACAGCCAACCACAAGGTGGTAAACGATTACAACATGTTGGTAATGCGATTGACCAAGTTAGTAAAGTATTCAATGACGGATATACTGAAATGACAAAAGGTTCAAGAGTTTTAACTTATGTTGGGGCAATTGGACAAGAAGTTGGTACTGAATACTGTAGAGTATTTGCCAAAGACATTCCGTATCTTCAATATAATGACCTTCAAAAAACTGATGGTATTACAACTGAAGGTAGAAGATTTTCATATTCTGTGTTAGATAAAACATATAATCTTAATATCGCTCCAAACAAACAAGAAGGGGGTCAAGACTCAACAAATTTAATTGGAAGTTATAATAATGCTTATGCTAAAAAATATATGTTCTCATTAGAAAATTTAGCATGGGCAACTTCAAATACACCAGGATTTTCTGTTTCAGATTTACCTGTTTGTGAAAGAGGACCTAACGGTGGTAGAGTTATGTGGTTCCCTCCATATGGGTTAACATTTAGTGAAACAGTTACTGCCAATTGGAATGCGAATGATTTCTTAGGAAGACCTGAACCAATCTACACCTATAAAAATACAAGTAGAAGTGGTAGTTTAACTTGGAAAATTGTTGTTGACCATCCGTCAGTATTAAATGTTATTGTTAATAAAGTGTTGGCAAATGAAACTAATAAAGTTAGAGTTGATAGTATTTTAGATTCATTCTTTGCGGGATGTAGAAAATATGATTTATACGAATTGGCTAAAAAATATTATACTATTAGTCCAAACGATTTATTTCAAATTCAACAAGCAATTTCTTCAAAAGAAGTTACTAAAGAACAAATGCAATACGCTGTTAGTACTGTAACTACAATACCACAAGTTGCTGGTAACAATGGTGATGGAGGTACTAACAAAGATTATTTTACAAAATATAAAAACATTGGATTTTATTTTTCAAATGATTATCCAAAACCTAAAACATCTCCAAACTATACTGAAATGTATACGGAATATATTGGTGAACAACCAACATATTCAAAAAAATCAAATGGGGTTCAATTAGATGAATTTTATAATACAGTAGTTAATCCTAACTATGATATTGCACAACAGTTGGCAATTGACTTGGCATCACAATTTAAAAATAATCCTGATGGTACTGTAACAATTACTATAGATTCGAGTTGTTCTGCACCTGCAACACAATCGTATAATAAAGAATTGGCAACACGAAGAATTAACTCTGTTATTAGATTTTTTGCTGAAAACTCAAGTACAAGTCAATATATTAAAGAAAAAAGATTAATTGTTAATAGTGGTAAAAACTTTGGAGAAAACACATCCTCACAACCTTTAAAATCTAAAACCGCGTCAAAACCATATTCAATTGACGGAATGTCGCCAGGTACAACTGTAAACTGTACTGATAATGATGGGAAAGCTGTTGGTGGGGATACTCAAGCAGTTTCTCACGAAATATATACAACAAATGCAATGGCATGTAGAAGAGCGTATATTTCTGATATACAATCAACATTGAGTGCTCCTCAACCACAACCTGTCCCTAAAAAAACAACTGTAGTTACAGGTAATGTTGTTACAACAACTGAAGTACAACCTGTTATTGAGAATGTAGTAGTACCTAAGGATAATATTAGTAAAAGAGTTTTAAGGGCTTTATTATCTGAATGTGATTATTTTGAAACCATAAAAGAGGAGACTCCTATGGTTTATGATAATCTTAGAGATAAATTAAAATTTTTCCAACCAGCATTTCACTCAATTACGCCCGAAGGTCTTAACTCAAGGTTAACATTCTTACAACAATGTATGAGACCTGGAGACACAATACCTACAGTTAAAGGTAGTGTTGGTGGTAAACCAATTTTACAATATAACAACGCAACCAACACAGCTTTTGGTGCACCGCCAGTATTAGTATTAAGAGTTGGGGATTTTTATAATACTAAAATTATTCCAACTAACTTAAGTTTCCAATATGAGTCATTGGATTTGAATCCTGAAGGTATTGGTGTTCAACCTATGATTGCAAATGTTACCCTTTCATTTAATTTTGTTGGTGGTAGTGGATTAAAAGAATCTGTTGATAAACTACAAAATGCGTTAACGTTTAATTATTATGCAAATACTGAAATTTATGACGATAGAGCAGACCCTACGGATACAAGTTATAAAGTAATTGATAAAGATTTCTTACAATTTGCAGCGGCTAACAATATTGCACCACCAACTGTTAACCAAGCGCAACCAAACAACGGACAAACAAATGAAACTACTATTGGTACTATTATTACTAATAATATTGTTGAAACAGGACAGACTGGAACTATAAGTTATAGTACTTTCATGGACAAATTACGTGATGAAACTCAAACGTATTTTACAAATGTTGTAAATAAAAATAGAGAGACGGTCAATCAATATAATAACGCCTTACGTCAACAATGGATGTTAGAAAGAACTTATACTGATGGTAAATTTATGATTGTGGAAAATGATACCCCACAAACAGTTTTATTTGGTAAACCATATAACACTGAAAAAAGAATTGATACAATATTTGAACAATTGATTACCGATATTAAGGCGGGTAACGAAGGGTTTATACAATTTATTTCAAACCCATCTAAAAACTTTTCATCAAGACTAATTAATCAAGTTAAAGAAAATTACTCATCAATTGTTAAGAATAAAAAAGGAACTTATCAAAATGCGGTAACTAACATAACTCAAAGTATGGTAAATGTACAACAAAGTTATATTGGGTATATTGCAAGAGCTAATACTGTTCCATATTTCGCACCAGGAAAAACTGGTACAGGTACTGACGGATACCAACAAAAAAATGGTACGGTTAGAAGTTTTGTTTTATTACCGACAACAGAGGTTGATACAAATTCACAAGGTGCTTCGGACACTTTAATTGAATTAGTTAATGATATTAAAAAAATTAAAAGTGGTATAACGGCATTTAATGCGGTTACTATGAGTACTAATAGTTTTACATATACAGGAAACAAACAAACATATAGTGGTATTTTAGTTTTTGAATCACCTTATAAGTTACCTGCAGGTCAAGAAGTGTTTGTTCCGTTTAGTAGATTACCCTTATTTGATGGTAACAGTAGTTTTACATTTAGAAGAGTTTATATGATTGTTTCTGATGATGTGGTTGATGATAAAAAATATCAAACCTTTAAAAATGCGATGATTGGTAATATAATTAACAATACAGGTATTATTGGTAAAGGTTCCGATAATATAAGTGAAGTGTTTGATGCGTATTGGGATAAAATTGCTAAACCAGCCTTTGTTGAAGAAAATAGTATTACTAAAGAGTTTATAACTTATATGGAAAAAGAAAAACTAAAAGATTTCTTAAAGTACACACCATACTCAACTAAGAAAAGAATGTTTAGTTATACAACTGAAGGAGCTAATTCTGACGGACAAGTTGCGTTAATTAAAGGTTTAGGTGCGACTCAAAATCAAAACACAAATAATAAAACATGGAATGATGAAATATCAAACGATGTATATATATCAAAAGCAAAACTTAACTAATGGCGTATCAATATTGGAATAGATATAGTGACTTTCTCATTAATGGGGAACAAACTGTTGTGCCTTTTGTACCAATACCTCAAAAGCCAACAGATAAATCCTACATATATAAAGTTGCTAGAAGTAGATTAGATGTTGTATCTCAAGAGTATTATAATTCACCATATTTTGGTTGGTTAATATTACAGGCAAATCCACAATTTGGTGGGTTAGAGAACTACATATATGATGGTGCGGTATTGATTATTCCTTATCCTCTACTACCTTCATTACAAGACTATAAAGCGGCTTTAGCTGATTATTTTTATTATTATGGCAGGTAACACACCAGGAGACAACAGTGGAAACATATTAGTTGAGTTTGACTACAATAATATTATTGTTGTTGACCCAAACAAGACTATTGATGCTTTCGGAAATATTCGTGAAAGATTGGTTGACCATGAAAAATTGGTTATGTATGCCAACCTTGAAGCTGAAGTTGTACCAAGAACTAAACTATCTGTAGGTGGAAGTCCTGAAGATAGAATTAGGATTGTATCGGTTGCTAAAATGAATTTCTTAAGACCAACCGAAGGTACAAACTTAACCACAGGTTATTACGATGAATTAACGGGAAAGAACTCTGTAAATGGATTAGGTGATAATCAATTAAATATTCAAAACATTGACCCAAATGACGGTACCAAACCGTATCAAAAAGTAACGGTTAATAATCCTGGTAATACCTCAACAGATAACGGATTGTTAGGTATTACAAATATTAATGTAACAACAAACACTTCATTTATTCCAACAGTTACAATGGAATTAGAAGATATTCAAGGTAGAGCTCTATTCCAATTAGGAGATAATTCACCATACGCAGCCTTTTTTAATTTACCATATTGTCCATTTTATTTAACACTAAAAGGTTATTATGGTCAAGCGGTAAAGTATCAACTAAATCTAAAAACATTTAATGCTAGGTTTAATTCGTTTAGTGGTAACTACCAAGTTACGTTAGAATTTATTGGATACAAATTTAACATACTTAACGAGATTTCAATGGGTCATTTACTTGCTGCCCCACACATGTACAGTACAAGATTTGATATTTCTAAATCAACTACTTCATCTGAAGCTCCAAATAAAAATGTTGAATCTGGAACAAAACAAACAGGTGCAATATCAAAAGAATCTACAAATAGTTCAAACAACGTAGTCACTCAAATTGTTAGTGAGAAAGGTTACCAAAAAGTTGTTGAAGTTTATAGTGAATACAAAGCCAAAGGATTAATCGCTCCTGATTTTCCTGAAATAACATTTGCTCAATTAATGAATAAACTTGAAACTTTTGAGCAAACAGTAATTAATTCTTACACTAAAGTAGATGTTGAACCTTTAACAAACATTAGAACATATAAAGAAACATTACAAAATTATTATAACGATGTTTATGGTGGTGAAAAGTCTTGGTTCAATACATACTTAAACCCAAAGCCAATAGTATTAAAAGATAAATCTTACGTTTTTACTTTTAAAGATAACATATTAAAAGACCCAACGGCAAAACAATCTGCAAAAACATTGTTAAGTGGGTATACTACTGAGTATAATAAATTGCTGGCGGAAAATCCTACTTTAGGATTAACGGGACCATCACCAGTTAAAAATAGTATTACAAACGATACAATGTTAATTAATGTTGTTTTGGATGATATTGATTTGGAAAAAACTACAGTTGAACAACTTGGAATATTATCTCCAACAACTGCAGATACAAATTCAGTTAAAATTTATTTGGAGGGAGTTTTAAAACCAACAATGGAAAAATTGGCAACAGACGACACAAATAAATCAGGTAATCTTGTTTTTAGCCCTTTGTTTACTTTTGCAACCACGACAGGAGCTTTTAACGGAACTCCAAGATTTGAAGAATTAATTCGCCAAATGGAGGCAGAAGCAAATAGACAATTAACTCAATATGAAACTGCATTAACCGCAGATTTTGCTAAAAAAATTGAAGACACGACAATTGGATTTGGATTTAAACCTACAGTTAGAAATATTTGTGCAGTTATTATGGCGTCAGCCGAGGCGTTTATTAGATTGTTAGATGATACACATACAACCGCTTGGAATGTAAAATATGACCCTGTTAGAAAAAGTGCGATATTAGATAACACATCTTCAGCGCCTGGTACAGATACAAGAGATAACCTTAATATAAGTCAAAAATCTTTAAATGAAAATCAAGGGTTATCAACTGCTCAAATACCTGTATACCCTTGGCCTCAGTTTTTTGTTGAAACACCTAATGATAAAAAGGGTAGATTCCAATTAAAATATATTGCAGACCCATCAGTTGTTAATTTAACTAAAGGTTATTTATATGACAAATGGCCTGAAGTAGAATTTGTTGAAGAATATATGAGAGGATTAACTCAAAAGTTTAATCCACCAATTGCTGCGGTTCCAACAGATAGCCAATCAACTACAAACATTATTAATTTAAATGCTATTGAATACCCTTCAACAGGTATTGCATATCTTAATAAAGAAGAAATTAAATTTTTCTATGAGATTTGGGAAAGACAATTTTTAACCGCTAACTATAATGGTTTTATTAGGGCAAATTCTAATCAACTAAATCAATTAACAAATTTAGTACTTAGTTCAGAAACAAGTAATATTGTTACAAGTTTAGGGGTAAGCTCACCTTATTTAACTTTGAAGTTAAAAAACTATAATTTAACTGCAGAGAATTACAAAGCCAGTTTGGAAAATTTTTCAAACCAAGGTACAGGTAGGGCGTACCAAGAATTTATTAGAGATTTTTATGTTACACCTTATATAAAAAATATTACAGAAAATTCTTTTAATATTTTAAGTATTGGTGATTTAGGTAAAGAACCACAACTAAGTACTAAATCTGAGGCTTTAGAACAATTAGTTAAATCTGCAAGTAACACACCTTTAATTATTGATACATATCCGTTTACTAACCCAACATGGGTTTCGGGTAATATGAGTTTAAGTGATAGTAGTTCAAGAGATTCGGTTTATAATACAACAAATGTTTTAAAAGTTTTTAAACCAAGAACGGTAATTTCAAACTTTGAAAGTGTGTACGATTATACAACTAATAGGCCTGTTACAAATTTTTCATATTTGAAAGTTTCAAATCCAACCACTGAAATTGTTGCAACAAATCTAACAGTATTTTATGACACCAGAAAAAATCCTGAAATTTTTATACCAACAGAAGGTTATGTTAGTCATATTAGACCAATAACTAACATAACAACAGAAACAACTACAACAATGTTAAACACTCCGTATCTGATAAATGCGATACAAAATGGTGTTTATAATTGGAGAAAAAAAGACAAATATCCTTATGTACAGGCAGCATACCTTTTCATAAATGCATTACCATTAGCAACCTTAAAAGAAAGGTATAAAACAAATGGTGCGTCAGGTGATTTAGATTATATTGCATCTTGTTTTAAAAAGTTTGGGGCTATTCATAAAATTCCATATGCTTGGATGTTAAAGTTAGGTTCTATTTGGTTTAGATATAAAACCTACAAATCTACAGGTATTGATATTTTAGAAAGTGCTTGGAAAAATTTTGATTATAAAACAAACTTTGACCCTATAACAAGTGCGGATACAAAAACATATTCGTTTAAATTTGATGGTGAAAAGAAAATTACATTACAAGAATATGGTAACAACATATCAAAAATACAAACAGGTTTTTATCCTAAAGTAATTAACGACTTTAATGTTTTTTATAATGGTTATGATTTATATAGTGGATATACCGACACTGAAATACAAACGAGTATTGATGGGGGTGTTAAAGTATATAATTTTACTGATTCAAATATTAACTCGTCATTACCAATAGGACTTGCTGGGTCTCAAAACTTCTCAACAATGCAAACTTGGTCTGTAATTTTACCTAACGGAATTCAAGATATATTGGCAAATCCTAACGCATGTTCACCAAACCAAAATACCACAAGTGAAAAATATTATATAGTACCTTCATTTGGTTCACAAATTAACCAAGTAAATACTGAATGTTTAATTAATAATATACCTATATGTCCATTCTTAGATAATCCATCAATTTATAATGGTTCTGTTAGATTATTGTGGAGTGCACCAAATTATGGTTATTTTAATAATGACCAAATAACTAAGCCAAAACCTGATTCATATGTTAATAAAATTTTAACAGGTAATACAAAACAATCGTCTTTTAAATTATTGATTGATGACGAATATTCTAATATTGAAGAAATATTTTCAGTTTTTGATAAAAGTATTTTAGATAAATTTGAACAGGAATTCTTAAACTTTAGTAAACCTGTTGCAGATATTGATTTAGGTCCGCAAGTTGTTGTTCCAATCGGGGCTTCTCCTGTTGACAATAATGCAATCTTTAAAAACTTCCAATACTTATTTAGAAGTTTGATGTCGGTTAATGGAAATAATGGATTATCAACTGGTGATTATTTTAAAACACTTGGTAATACTCAATTAACCTCATTTTCTAATACAATAAAATCATTCTTAGAATATGATGTTGTGTTAAAATATGGTAACCCCGCAAATTATAAAAGAAGAGTTGTTGATTCATTCTTAGCTTATAATGGAGGTACTAATACAATTACAGACCCAATACAATTTAATCCTTATGTTAAAAATACATTACCATCATTAAACGGTATTGTGACTTTATCTCAATCAAAAGCGGCATTCCCAAATGAATGGTTGGCTTTAGAAACAGAAGTAGGGTTTTCAACAATTACAAATCTAAAATATACAGACCAAGGTTCTTATATTACAGATTTCTTTATTGATAATAATATTCAATTTACGGTTGATAATATTGTGTTGTGTTCACAATTAATTAAACAATACGCCACTCAAAAATTATATACACCAACGATTGATAGTACTGAGTTTAAAACCAGACTTCAAACATATTTTAATGGTACAACAGAACTTCAAAATATATTCTTAAACCAAATATTAACAAAAATTAGATTGGAACTTCCTGACCAACAAGAACTTCCTGAAAAAACAATTCAGAGTGTCATTGATGGTCAACAAAGTAAAGTTGAAAATTATGAGATGTTTAAAGCTTTAAACGACAAGTGGATTGCTGGTGGTGACTTTACAACCAAAACATTATTTGAGGATATTTTATTTTTAGATAGAGCATCAAGAAATATTGGAGATACTATTATCATTGACATATTTGCGTTAAAAGAAACTTTATTAGGGAATAAAACAGTTGAAGAAAGTTCTCTTAATATGGACATGAGTGTTTTTACATTCATGAGTGGTTTATTAATTAAAAATAAATTTAATGTAATGCCATTACCCGCGTATGTTAACTTCTATAATGTACAAGACGCGGATGGTACTGTTTTATCTCAAACCGCTGAAGGTTCATTACAATTTGCCGACAACATGTGGGGTACATTTTTAGATGTTGATTACAGAAAATCTGGCCCTAAAATGATTTGTTTCTATGCGGGACTCCCATCCGCTTATTTAGATTTACCTAAAGGAAATTCTAGATTTAGAGATGATGCATTTGAGATGAGAAGAGCATCCGAAAACCCATTAATTGAAAACCAAATTGGTAAAAAAGATTGGGCATTATCTAACAGATGTGTAGGTTTTAATGTGGATATTGGTATTAGAAATCAAAACATTTTTTATTCGTTTAATGTATCAATGGATAGTGGTAAAGCGACTTCAGAATCTATTAACACGCAATTGAATATGGTTAATCAAGCTTCAGGTAGAAATGTTGCAACACAAAATGTTGGACTTTATAATTTATATAAACAAAGAAGTTATCAATGTAATGTTGTTTGTTTAGGTAACGCATTATTACAACCAACAATGTATTTTAACCTTAGACATGTACCAATGTTTAATGGACCATATATGATTACTGAGGTTAAACACTCAATAAGTGCGGGACAATTCCAAACATCATTTAACGGTATTAGACAAGGAATTTATGATTTACCGTCAATTGACAATTACTTACAAAGTATTAATCAAAACTTATTATCACAAATTGAAAGTGTTATTAATAAAAAAGATAATGTCACTGGTAAAGCAATAACTAATGTTAATAAATCTGCATTGTTAACACAACAAGGTGATAACACGGCAGCCGCAACAAATACTTGTACAAATAATTTAGATTCAAATTATAGTACATGGGGTGATTTTGTTAAATCAGAAACAATATCTTTAACACCTTCAGAACTTGTTACTGAAATACAAAAAAAGACAACCAATACTAACTTACAAGTTCTTATTTATATTTTATGTTATGTTAAAACATTTAATAAAGATAAATTCTACGGTTATAACAATAATTTTGCAAATGTTGCCTTAAATGTTTATTACGGAGCTGCAACAAAATATTTTATTCAAAAACAATCATCTTGTGTTAATATTCCAAATTCAACAGGAACTCCAACATCTCAACCAATTGCAAACTTTAAAGACATTGGTTCGTTTATTGATTTCATGATTGCAAGATTAACTCCAAACCTTAATAGAATTTATTACGGAGAGAATGGAAATGCTCCTTTAGGTATTTCAAAATATTATGTTTGTTATTGGCCTAAGGCGGATGTCGCGGAATCTTATTATGATTCAAATTTAGACCAATATAAAAAATTAGAAAAAACATTAAAAGATGCATATAAATCTGCGGGAGACGCTCAATTAAATACAGAGTCTGCAAAATCAATTAGAACTGCAGACCAAACTCAAAAACAAAAAATAGCAAACATATATGCGGGAGTTACAGGTGCTACAAATAATATTAATACAACAACAACAGTTGTTACTACATGTCCTCCACCAACTATAACATCTTTTTCACCATTAACAGGTGTAACGGGAACAATACTTACTATTTCTGGTAAACATCTGGACACTATAACAGGTATAACAATTAATAATGTTACAACAACTACAGGAATTACAATTAACAACCCAACAAATATTGTTGTTTTAGTTCCGTTTAGTAATACAAATGTATCACAAAATAATACAATAACAGTTAAGACTGAAAATGGTAATGCTGTTAGTACAACAAACTTTACATACAATCCAAATCAAACATCACCCGCACAACCTACAGTAATACCTGGCTCTCCACCAAATGTTAATTCAAACCCACAACAAACGGGGCCAATTGTTTTAACCGCAAATACCACATATAACTTAGTTGGTAGTGCAATGAATATGTATGTTGGAATAAATCCTGCTTCAGGTACTTGGAATATTACTAAACAATATACTGAATGGACTTGGAAGGCAGTTAAATTAGTACCTGGACCTAATAACACATTTGTTGAAGAAGTTGTTGGAAGTGGTGATTACAGTAGAGAACTTGAAGATTATGTTAGTAATGATAAACAATATTTTAATATAACTGCATTAGGTATATTAGATATTGTAAAACAAGATATTGATAATGATGAAGAATATAATAAAATAAATAAAATTTATAACAAAATATCATTAATGGCAACATCACCTAATAAGTATGTTAAATTCAATACGACTAATAATCCTAATGATGTAATACCTGATGCATACCAAACATTCCCATTCACGATTAAGTTAAGTTAACTTAAGTCATAAACAATATATTTATATAGAAACATAATTATGGACATTAAATCAGCATTAGATAACTACCTTGGTAAATCAACTAGATTTTCGCAAGAAGATAACGGTGACGGAACTAAACAAGTTTGTGACCTAGATACGGGAGATTGTTATACTGTAAGAGAAAGAGACGGTCTTATTGAAAGAGCTGGACACCAAACAACTGCCAACAGAAAAGTTAGAGTTGAAACCTCTAAAGGTATAAAACAATTATTAAACGGATAACCAAATGACTTTAGATAAAAAAATACTAAGTGAAATTAAAAGATACAACAGTATCAACAAATACATTTCAGAACAAGCTGCAGAACCAGCTCCTGATGATTTAACGGCATTGGCACCTGATGCGGGGGCAGCGCCTCCACCACCACCTGCAGATGCTACGGCAACTCCACCTGAAGCGCCAGCGGCGGAACCAGGAGGAGCTCCAACACCAATTGATGTTGAAAATGACCCTGATATTGAAAAAATAGATGGTGAAGGTAAATCTGAAGAAAAGAAAGACGGTGAAGAAAATGATAGTGAAGAACTTGAAGTAACTGACTTAGTTGATTCCCAAAAAAACATTGAGAAAAAACAAGATGATTATTTTGAAAACTTGTTTGGTCAATTAACTAAATTAGAATCAAGATTGGGAGAGATGGATGCGATTATGAATAAGCTTAACGCTCTTGAAAACAAAATTGAAAAATACAGAGAAAAAACCCCTGAAGAAAAATTAGAACTAAGAAGTTACGATTCATATCCTTTTAATCAAAAATTATCACAATTTTTTGATGATAAAAAAGATGAGATGGAAAAAACGGGAAAAAATGATTATGTTTTAACCCCTGATGATGTAACAGACATTAATGTTAGTGATATTAAGAGTTCTTTCCAAGGAAATGGATTCAAAGACGAATTTGATTATAAATAATATTCTAAAACATATTAATGAAGGTCACCCAAAAGGTGACCTTTTTTATTTGACAAATGATACAAACTATACTATATTTGTAAGACAACTTAACAATTTAAAATAAAGAAAAACATGATGAGTTCATTAGACGCCGTATTGGCACAGTACGAAAAAGCACAACAAGGGGGCGGGGCCCAAAGTAAAATGTCGCAAGACGAAAGAATGAAAAAGTATTTCGCTTTAATCCTTGGGGATAAAGAGAAATCAGGACAGAGAAGAGTAAGAATTCTTCCAACACAAGATGGTAGTTCACCATTTAAAGAAGCTTGGTACCACGAAATTCAAGTTGGTGGTCAATGGCAAAAATTCTATGACCCAGGAAAGAACGACAATGAGCGTTCCCCTTTAAATGAGGTTTATGAAGAATTGATGTCAACAGGTAAAGAATCTGATAAAGAGTTGGCGAAACAATACAAGTCTCGTAAATTCTATATCGTAAAAGTTATTGACAGAGACCGAGAAGAAGACGGCCCAAAATTTTGGAGATTTAAACACAATTACAAGAACGATGGTATCTTGGACAAAATCATTCCAATTTGGAGAAACAAAGGTGACATCACTGACCCTGAAAAAGGACGTGACCTTATCATTGAATTGACAAAATCTAAAACACCTGCAGGTAAAGAATACACAAGTGTATCTACAATTATGTATGACGACCCAACAGCAATACACGAAGAAAAAGTTCAAGGTGATTCTTGGATTAATGATGAATTGACTTGGTTAGATGTATATTCTAAAAAACCTGTTGACTATCTTGAGGCAATCGCTCGTGGAGAAACTCCAAAATGGGATAGTGAAAAAGGTGGGTACGTTTATTTAAACGATACTGAATCTACAACATCTATGGGTGGAGCAAAAAAAGATGAAGCAAAGGCACCTATCGTTGACCCCCAAGCAAATGACGAGGTTGACACTGAATTACCTTTCTAATAAAACAAAACACATCATGTATGGTATCTTGTATGGTACCATGCATGATTAATTTATATCATATATGGCAATAAAGAAAAACGATTTCAGCGCAGTTAAGAAGAAATTCTCAACCTCCGCAAAATACAAACCCCAAAGATTTTTTGACTTAGGACAAGATTTCTTAGATGCGGTTGGATTACCTGGTCCTGCTATAGGACATTTGAATATGTTCTTGGGTCACTCAGATACAGGAAAAACTACAGCATTGGTTAAAACTGCCGTTGATGCTCAGAAAAAAGGTATTCTACCTGTGTTCATTATTACCGAACAAAAATGGTCTTTTGAACATGCGAAACTTATGGGTTTTGAATGTGAAGAAGTTGTTGATGAATCAACAGGTGAAGTTGATTGGGATGGTTTTTACATCTTTAATAATGACTTTGACTACATTGAGCAAATTACGGACTACATCAATAGTTTGTTAGATGCGCAAGAAAAAGGTGAGTTAGATTATAGTTTATTATTCTTATGGGATTCTGTTGGTTCAGTTCCTTGTAAGATGACTTACGAAGGTAAGGGTGGTAAACAACACAATGCATCTACGTTAGCAGACAAAATTGGTATGGGTATCAACCAACGTATTTCAGGTTCTCGTAAAGCGGATTCAAAATATGAAAACACATTGGTTATTGTTAACCAACCTTGGGTTGAGTTACCTGACAATCCATTTGGTCAACCAAAAATTAAAGCAAAAGGAGGAGAGGCCATTTGGTTAAACTCATCATTGGTATTTTTATTTGGTAACCAAAAAGGTGCGGGAACAAACAAGATTACCGCAACAAAAGATAAGAGAAGTGTAAAGTTTGCAATTAGAACTAAAGTTTCCGTAATGAAAAACCACATCAATGGGTTAGGTTACGAAGATGGAAAGATAATTGTAACACCACACGGTTTCTTAGCAGGAAAAGAAGCGTCAGAAGAGAAGGTGTCTATTGAATCATACAAAAAAGAATATGCTGACTATTGGAAAGATATTCTTGGTGTTACTTCATTGGATTTTGACTTAAAAGAAGAAAAAGAAGATTAGTATATTGTTTCACATTTTAAATCACAATCGTGATTAAAACATTATTAGTAGACGGAGATAATTTATTTAAGATAGGATTCCATGGAGCCAAGGATGTGTATAACGACGGGGCTCATGTGGGTGGAGTATTTCACTTTGTGAACATACTCCGCAAATTCCTTGATGAACACAACCATGATAAAGTTGTTGTGTTTTGGGATGGAGATTCAAATTCATCTATTAGAAAAAGTCTATACCCACAATACAAAGCGAATAGAAGACAAGATATGAATGAGTACAAGTACGAATCGTATTTGTATCAAAAGTCTCGTGTTAAACAATACTTAGAAGAAGTGTTTGTTCGTCAGGTTGAGATGGTTAGTAATGAGGCGGATGACCTTATTGCATACTATTGTAAGATATCCAAGGATGAGAATATTATTATTTTTTCTGCGGATAAAGACCTAACACAACTTATTTCGGAAAGAGTTACAATCTATTCTCCAATTACAAAACAATACTTCAAGAATGGTGATATGATTACCATTAATAAAGTGGACATTCCACATTATAATGTATTGTTAACTAAGATATTCACTGGAGACAAATCAGATAACATTGACGGTATTGAAGGTCTTGGGGAAAAAACTTTAATTAAATACTTTCCACAAGTGCAGGAAAAACCATGCACTGTTGAGGAATTACTGTATATTGCAGGAAATATCGAGCAAAAAAAACCAATTAAAACATTGGGTAATATTTTGATTGGTAAAACAAAATCAACTATACTTGGAGAAGAGTTTTATAACACAAACAAAAAGATAGTTGACCTGACAAATCCTTTAATAACTGATGATGGAAAAGAATTAGTTGAACAAATCCTAACTGACACTATAGACCCTACAGATAGGGGATATAAGAACTTAATGAGAATGATGATGGAAGATGGTCTCTTTAAGTATTTACCCAAAAATGACGAAGCTTGGGTTAACTTCCTTACACCATTTATGAAATTAACAAGAAAAGAAAAAAGACACAAAAAATAAAAATTATGAAAGAGCAAGACAGTACCAAAATGGAATTCTTATTGACGTTAAACGACAATATTGTGGTTCAAAGATTTTTCAATGTTAGAGGGTATAATCCTAAAGCAAAAAACTCTTTAGATTTACATTATTTCTTGGAACAGTTCCAACAAGAATTACATTATCATTTAAAAATGAAAACCGTTATCTATATGATTGATAACAAAGACGCGATTTGTGCGGACCCAACAATTATGGAGACATCATACACTGATGGTAAAGAAGATTTTAACATTTATGTTAAAGTTGGGGAACAGACAATTTGTCATAGAAATTTTGATGGAAAATTATATCCACCAAAAGTTCGTTATACCGTTGATGTACGACCATTCTTAAAAGAAGTTTTAAGAGAATTGACTGACATTTTTTCAGCCCAAAAATTAAGTTACCAATATTTGAACTTTGACCTAAACAGCTAAATATTTAATTAAACAAGGGATGCAAATATAACATATGAACAAGAATTTCGACTACTTAGGGAACACCTTCCAAATACAACTTTTAAACCAAATTATCGTAGATAAAGAATTTTCTACATCTATTATGGATGTAATAGAAAGTTCTTACTTTGATAACAAATACTTCAAAATCATTTTACAAATGACTAAGGAGTATCATGCAAAATACCAATCGACCCCTAACTTTGACACTCTTGACCAAATTGTTAAATCTGAAATCTCGCAAGAAATTGTTGCTAAAATAGTTCTTGACACACTTAAACAAGTTAAAGACGCTCCTTTTGAAGGAACTCAATTTGTTCAAGAAAAAGCGTTAAAGTTTTGTAAACAACAGGAACTTCAGAAGGCTATGGACAGAGCCCAAAAAATTATAACAGAAGGTGATTTTGAATCTTATGATAAAGTTGAGGGATTAGTTCGTGAGGCATTACAAGTAGGCGAAAGAGATTTGGGAACAACAGATATCTTCTCCAACCTTGAGACAGTACTTGACGAGGATTTTAGACACCCAATTCCGATGGGAATACCAGGAATTGATAAACTACTTAAGGGTGGTTTAGCAAAGGGTGAGATTGGGGTTATATTGGCTCCTACGGGGGTTGGTAAAACTACCATCTTAACTAAGATTGCCAACACAGCATTCAATCTTGGGTATAATGTCCTCCAAATATTTTTTGAAGACAACCCAAAGATTGTACAACGTAAACATTTTACACTTTGGACTGGTATTGAACCTGATAATCTTGTAATACATAAAGAAACGGTTATGAGTAAAATTACCGAGATTAAAGAAACTATGAAGAACGAGTTAATTTTAAAAAAATTACCTTCAGATTCTATGACTATGAATCAAATCAAAAACCAAATCAGAAAAATGATTGCTGATGGTACAAAGATTGACTTGGTTCTTTTGGATTACATCGACTGTGTTGTACCTGAAAGTTCAAGTAAAGACGAATGGAAAGCAGAAGGTTCGGTAATGAGAGGATTTGAGGCAATGTGTCACGAGTTATCATTAGTTGGTTGGACAGCAACTCAAGGTAATAGGTCATCAATTTCATCTGAAGTTGTGACTACAGACCAAATGGGTGGGTCAATCAAGAAAGCACAAGTAGGTCACGTTATCATTTCCTTGGCTAAAACTTTAACACAAAAAGAAATGAATTTGGCAACCATTGCAATTACTAAGTCACGTATTGGTAAAGATGGGGTTGTTTTTGAAAACTGTAAATTTAACAATGAATTACTTGAAATTGATACTGAAAGTTCAGTAACATTCTTAGGGTTTGAAGAACAACAGGAAGAAAGAAAACGTGATAGAGTTAAAGAACTTTTGGAAAAAAGAAAACAAAGAGAACAACAATCGTAAAAAAATAACAAAAATAACTATGGAAAACATTTTAAAAGAAAACCCTAACAGGTTCGTTATCTTCCCTATTGAACACAATGATATATGGGAGTATTATAAACAACATCAAGCAGCATTTTGGACTGCAGAAGAAATTGATTTAACAAATGATATTCGTGATTGGGAGAATTTATCAGACAATGAAAAACACTTTGTTAAAAATGTACTGTCATTTTTTGCTGCTTCTGATGGTATTGTAAATGAGAATTTGGCGGAAAACTTCTTAAAAGAAGTTCAGTATCCTGAGGCAAAATTCTTTTACGGGTTCCAACTTATGATGGAGAATATACATTCATTAATGTATTCTCTTCTTATTGATACATATGTCTCAAGTGCAGAAGAAAAAGATGAATGTTTCCATGCAATTGATAGATTACCTGCGGTACAAAAGAAGGCAAAATGGGCTCTTGATTGGATTGAAAATGCATCTTTCCAAGAAAGATTGGTTGCCTTTGCGGCTGTTGAAGGTATCTTCTTCTCAGGTTCATTCTGTTCAATTTTTTGGATGAAATCAAGAGGAATTATGCAAGGGTTATGTAATGCTAATTCATTAATCTTTAAAGATGAAAATCTACACTGTGATTTTGCAATTCACTTGTTGAATAATCACATAGAAAACAAACCAAGTGAAAAAAGAATTAGAGAAATCTTATTATCTGCATTGGAAATTGAAAAAGAATTTATCACCGAATCATTACCAGTTTCACTTATTGGTATGAACTCAAACTTAATGAAACAATATCTTGAGTTTGTTGTTGATGGATTGTTAATTAAGCTTGGTTGTAAAAAAGAATTTAATGTTGAACAACCCTTTAAATTCATGGAACAAATTGCGGTTGAAACTAAAGGAAACTTCTTTGAGTCAAGAACCGTAGAATACCAAAAAGCTAAATTAAATGAGACAATTTCTTTTGAGGAAGATTTCTAATATAAAACAATATGATGTCATTAAAAATTAAAAAAAGAGATGGAGAGGACGCTTCCTTTAATCCACAAAAAATTTACAATAGAATTAAAAGAGCTGCAAAAGGGTTAAATGTTAATTCGGACGAGATTTTTATTAAAGTTATAACTTCAGTACCAACTGAAGGGTTAATTACAACAAAAGAGTTAGATAAACTTGTATATGAAATTGCTGCCGCTTATACTGGTAGTCATCATGACTATTCAAGATTAGCATCTTCAGTTGCAATTTCTTCTTACCATAAGGAAACTAAAGATAGTTTTTGTGAAACTATTATGGAATTACATTCTACTGGCGTAATCAATGAAAAGTTAATTGAAGTTATGAGCTCTTATGGTCATGACAAAATTGATGAGGTTATTAATCATGAGAAAGATTATAACTTTGATTACTTTGCGTGGCGTTCATTACAAGAAATGTACTTGTTAAAGACACCTCAAGGTAAAGTAGTTGAAAGACCACAACACATGTATATGAGAGTTGCTTTATGGGTAACAAATTCATTTGAAGAAGCTGTTGAATACTACAACTCATTGTCAAACCAACTTATTTCACCAGCAACACCAATCATTATTAATTCAGGAACAAAAGTCCCTCAATTAGCATCTTGTGTATTACATTATAATAACTCAGATTCACGTAATGGTTTATTACAAACCCTGAATGATATTTCAACTTATTCTTCAGACGCTGCGGGAATTGGATTATCAATGTCTAATATCAGAAGTAAAGAAAGTCGTATTAATTCATCAGGTGGATTTGCGGGTGGATTGTTAAAGTATTTAAAAATTGTTAACGAGTCATTGAGATTCTTTAACCAACAAGGAAGACGACCTGGTAGTGCTGCTATATATATTGAACCATGGCACAAAGATGTTATGGACTTGTTAGATATCAAAAAGAACACAGGTGCGGAAGAATTAAGAGCAAGAGATTTATTCACAGCTCTTTGGATTCCCGACAACTTCATGAGAGCAGTAAAGGAAAGTGCTGATTGGTATTTATTCTGCCCTAACGATATTATTAAAGCTGGCATTAAACCACTTCAAGAATGTTACGGTAGTGAATATGAAACAAATTATAACAAAGCTGTTGAGTTAGGTATTGGTAAAAAAGTTAAGGCTCAAGATATTTGGACTAAGATTATTGAATCACAAGTTGAGACAGGTGTCCCTTACTTATGTTCTAAAGACAATGCTAATAAGAAAACAAATCACCAAAACATTGGTGTGATTAAACAATCAAACCTTTGTAATGAGATTTACCAATATACTGACGAGGATACTACGGCAATCTGTACATTATCTTCAATGGTGTTGAAAAACTTTATTGAAAAAGGTGAGTTTGATTTTAATTTACTTTATAGTGAAGTTAGAAAAGTTGTTAGAGCTCTTAACAAAGTTATTGACATTAACAGTTACTCAACTGAAAAAGGTAGAAAAGGTGGATTGGACCAAAGAGCAATTGCGATTGGTACTCAAGGTTTAGCTGACGTATTTTATTTGATGGATTACATTTTCACATCTGAAGAAGCTAAGAAATTAAATAAAACTATTTTTGAAACTATATACTTTGCAGCAATCACTGAAAGTATGGAATTATGTAAAATAATGATACACAAACCATACGCTCACTTTAAAGGTTCACCAATGTCAAAAGGGGTATTCCAATTTGATATGTGGGGGTTAGATTATGAAGGGTTAAGTGGTCTTTGGAATTGGGATTCTTTAAAAGAAGAAGTTAAAACTTACGGTGTTTGTAACTCATTATTTACAGCTCAGATGCCAGTTGCATCTTCAGCAAAGATTACAGGTTCATTTGAAATGACAGAACCAGCTCACTCTGCGTTATTTAACAGACGAGTTGTTGGTGGTGAGATTATGATTGTAAACAAGTATCTAATTAATGACTTTGAAAAAATCGGTATTTGGAGTGAAGAGTTAAAGAATGAAATTATTATGAACGAAGGTTCTATTCAGAATATAAACTTTAATAACCATCTTGACACTGAAGATAAAAACTATATAAAGAAAGTTAAACGAACTGAACATTTGATAAGTAAGTATAAAACAATTTGGGAGATATCTCAAAGAGAATTAATTGATATGGCGGCAGATAGAGCTCCATTTATCGACCAATCTCAATCAATGAATATCTATATGGCTAATCCAACATTGTCTAAGATTACTTCATCTCACTTTCATTCATGGGAGAAAGGTTTGAAAACTTTATGTTATTATGTTAGAACTAAAGCAATTTCAACAGGAGCAAAACATTTGGCGGTAGATGTGTCAAAAATACAAAAACCTAAAGTTAAACTTGAAGTTCCAAAATTTGAAGTTACTGAGTTAACAACAAAACCTGAAGATAGTCCATTTGATTGTTTTGGATGTTCATCATAAATAATAATAAAAATCCCAACTATGTTGGGATTTTGTTTTTTAATCTATTTATTAGAAAAAACTAGGACATTATATTTATAGGTATGGCAGATGGAATTACTTACGGTATTAATTTTCCTTTTAGAGATTCTAGAAGGGGTGATTATTTAGAGTTAACAGAACTTGAAGCTCAAGAAATTAAAGCTGATTTAGTTCACTTGTTGTTAACAAGAAAGGGGTCACGATATTTTTTACCTGGTTTTGGTACAAGATTATATGAATTTCTTTTTGAACCCTTTGATGGTTTAACATTTAATGCGATTGAATCTGACATAAGAGACGCTATTGAGAATTTTATGCCAAACTTATTAGTTAATAGTTTAAGTATAACGCCAGCTGACCCTCAAGAAGAAATTGACATTGCAACAGGACAAAATACTGTTGGAACTAGTGAGTCATCAATTTATAGATTCCCTGGTAAAGGTACTTCAGAGTATACTGCAAAAATAAGATTAGATTATTCTACAAATGGTTCAACATATGCTCAGAGTGATTTTGTGATTATTAATATTTAATAGAAATGGCAAATAACAAAATATCATACACTACTAGAGATTATCAGTCAATTAGAACTGAACTCTTAAATTATGCTAAAACTTACTATCCTGATTTAATTCAAGATTTTAATGACGCTTCGGTGTTTTCGGTATTTTTAGATTTAAATGCTGCGGTTGCAGATAACTTAAATTATAATATTGATAGAAGTATTCAAGAGACTGTTTTACAATATGCTCAACAAAGGTCTTCAATTTATAATATAGCTAGAACTTATGGTTTAAAATTACCAGGTCAAAGACCATCAGTTTCATTAGTTGATTTTTCTATTACTGTACCAGCATATGGTGATAAAGAAGATGAAAGATATCTTGGAACTTTATTAAGAGGTTCGCAAGTTGTTGGGGCTGGAGTTGTTTTTGAAAATGTTTATGATATTGATTTTGCGTCCCCATATAATGCACAAGGTTTTCCTAATAGATTAAAAATACCAAATTTTAATGCTAATAATGTATTAGTTAATTATACTATTACTAAAAGAGAAGTTGTTGTTAACGGGATAACTAAAGTATTCAAAAGAGTTATTGGTGCAAATGATGTAAAACCTTTCTTTGAATTATTTTTACCTGAAAAAAATGTGTTAGGTATTACAAGCGTTTTGTTAAAGAATGGAACTCAATATACAAATACACCTACAACAGCTGAATTTTTAGGTGCGGAGAATAGATGGTATGAAGTAGATGCCTTAGCTGAAGATAGAGTTTTCATTGAAGACCCAACAAAAGTTTCAGACCAACCAGGTATTAAAGTTGGTAGGTATATTCAAACACAAAATAGATTCATTACTGAGTATACTCCTGAAGGTTTTAAAAAGATGACATTTGGTGGAGGTACAAACACTGCACAAGACCAATTAAATCAATTTACAACTTTAGGTACAACATTAGAGTTACAAAAATACTCAAATAATTTTTCATTAGGTTCTACGTTAGCACCAAACTCAACTTTATTTATTCAATATAGAATTGGTGGTGGATTAGCGACAAACTTAGGAACAAACGTAATTAACCAAATTGGTACCGTTTCATTTTTTGTTAATGGACCGTCAGAGACAACAAACTCTGCGGTGGTTAATTCATTGAGATGTGTTAACGTAACTGCAGCGGTTGGAGGTGCGGGAGTTCCTTCATTAGAAGAAATTAGGAATTATGTATCATTTAACTTTGCAGCACAAAAAAGAGCGGTAACAGTACAAGATTACGAATCAATTATTAGAAACATGCCAGCTCAATTCGGGGCACCTGCAAAGGTATCAATCACTGAAAATGACAATAAGATTTTAATTCAAATATTATCTTATGATACTTCAGGTAAATTAACAAACATTGTTTCAAACACATTAAGACAAAATATTGCAAATTATTTATCAAACTATAGAATGATGAATGACTATATTTCAATATTCAGTGCTGAGGTTATTGACTTAAGTGTAGATATTTCAATTGTGTTAGATTCTGCTCAAAACTCAGGACAAGTTATATCAAGTGTTGTTGATAAGATTTCTGCTTACTTTAACCCACAAACGAGAGAGTTGGGTCAAAATGTATACCTTTCTGAACTTAGAAGTATTGTTCAGAATACTAATGGGGTATTAACAGTTGCAGGATTAGATGTGTTTAATGAAGTTGGAGGTCAATACTCTTCGGCAGAAACTTCTATGGTTTATACAAATGAGGAGACAAAATTAATAGGGCCTGTTGATGATACCATCTTTGCTCAACCATCTCAAGTTTACCAAATCAGATACCCAGGTAAAGACATTAGAGTGTCGGTAAAAAATTTCCAATCAGTTACTTTTTCGTAACAAGTTTATTTATTTTTTCTTTGGTTTATTATTTAATGGTGTGGATTAACTGTAAAAGTTATACATAAACTATTTATTAACTAAAGAGATTAATGGGTCAATCGTATAGAATTAGAACTGAATTAGGGGTCAACAAAACAATAAATGTACAACTAGACCAAGAATTTGAAGAATTAGAGATTTTATCTTTAAAACTTCAACAATCAGATGTGTACACAAGAAGTTGTGCGGACTACGGTGTACTAGTAGGAAGAGTTACTGCAAACAATGGATTTGGATTACCAAATGCAAGAGTATCTATATTCATACCAATAGAATCGGTTGATGAATCTAACCCTTTAATTTCAAGTATATATCCATACAAATCTCCGACAGATAAGAATGAAGATGGGTATAGATATAATTTATTACCTTACGAACAATCTTATTCAACCCACGCAGCCACAGGTACATTACCAACAAGATTAGATGCTTTAACAGGTAATACCGCAATTGAAATATATGACAAATATTATAGGTTAACCGCAAAAACAAATGACAGTGGTGACTATATGATTTTAGGTGTACCATTAGGGTATCAAACCGTAGTTATGGATGTTGACTTATCAGACATTGGTGAGTTTTCACTAACACCACAAGATTTAATTAGGATGGGTCTTGCAACTGAAGGACAAGTTGCGGGTAATCGTTTTAGAACTTCAAACAATTTAAATTCCCTACCTCAGTTAGTTAACTTAGTTAAAAATTTGGAGATATCTCCACTTTGGGGAGAACAACAAGTTTGTGATATTGCTATTAACAGACTTGATTTTGATTTGAGAGATGAGGCAAATATTGATATACAACCTACATCTGTTTTTATGGGTTCAATATACTCAACACCAGATAGTTTTAGAGTTAGACGAAATGCTAGACCACCTGATGACATGGGTAATCTATGTAATTTATCTACAGGACCTGGTCAAATACTTGCAATCAGACAAACAATTTATCAAGACACTACAGGTAAGCCAGTATTAGAACAATACCAATTAGAACAGTCGGGTAATATTATTGACGGTAATGGTGTTTGGTTAACTGAACTACCAATGAATTTGGATTATTATATCACCAATGAATTTGGTGAAAAAGTATTATCAAATGACCCAACAGTTGGTATACCAACTAAAGCCAAATATAGATTTAAAATTAAATGGGCTCAACCTCCAAGTATTACAGAACAAACAAGAAGAGCCTATTATTTGGTACCAAATGTTAGAGAATATGGTTGGTCTAATACATTGTCTGACCCAAATTACGACTCAACGTCATCACCAAATGGGATAAAACTTGCTGGCTCTTATTATTTTGGACTTGATTGGACTGGATATACAAATACTCAAGCAGCTATAAATTGTGATGATACATTTTATCAATTTGAGTATAATAGAGTTTATACTGTATCAGGATTAATTGATGAATTTAAAAATGGTGGTAGAGGTAGATTCATTGGGATTAAAGAAATTGATAGTCAAGATTGTGAAAGTACTGTAAACAAATTCCCTGTTAATGAAGGGTTCCGAAATTTTGATTTACTATATTTCATATTCTCAATTATTTTTACAGTAATACAAATTATTGGAGTACCTCTTTTAATTGTTTTTGAATTTTTAGCTTGGTTATGGAATAATTTTGCAGTACCAATATTAATATATCTTATTTATTTGGCGTTTAGAGAATCCGCCCAAAATTTTATTGCTGCGGCAACTTCATGGCCAGCATTAGGGTTAATCTTCTCATTTGCGGTTAAAGGAGCTTTATGGTTAGCTGCGGCGATTTATATGTTAACAAACTTTACTGAATTGGTGAAATATAGATTTGGTAGAGTTAAATTACCAATGTTAACATATCCCGATTGTCAAGCGTGTGAGTGTACTTCGGAAACTACAGGACCTGGTGGTAATGGTCCTGATGACATAGTACCATCTGCAGGAGCTCTTTCCCAATTGTCAAATTCTGGATTATATTATGATAACTTATTAACTTACGAAGAAGATACAACTTCAACACCAACAACTGACCCTGATTATGATACTATTAATCAAGTTAGTGTTCTAATTAAATCACAAGCACTTGCTGGTTATTCGGCTAACGCTAGTAATCCTAGAAAATTTAAAGTACCTGTATCACAAATAGGTACTTACCCCAGTAACGATAAACAATTTGCATTTTCAAATACTTTACCACCAGGAGAAAGAATTAATGTTTATAATACCAGAAAAAAATATTTTGATGGTGTAAATAGAATAAAAGTAACCTTTGCATCAAATCAAAACACTGCACATCACTTTGATAATACATTGACAATGTTAACTGGTTTTGATTTTGAACCTGGTACCTTACTTAGTTTTGTTAGTCCCACTAATACTACTGATAAAAATTATAGATGGAGTGGTCAAACAGGTGGAGGAACAATACAAAATAGTATTAACGGTAAAATAAAAGTTAGCGCATTTACTGCTAGTGTTAATTATGCTGACCCAAATAACCCAAGTCAAAATACTAATTTAGTAACAACATATTTAATTCCAACTGGAGAAACAACATGTGTTGATAGTATTACATTAAACATTACAAATTCTGGTACTGTAACTTATAATACTTGTAGTACTGTTAAAGTGACTCTAACTGCGACAACTTTAGGACCATTTTCAATTGTTAATAATGATTGTATTAATATTTCAACGTTAGCGGGTACCGCATCATATGATATAACAGGTAGTGGAGATACTTGTCAAAGATATGCATACCCATCAGACATTGAATATTTTCAAGTATTAACGGCAATTACAATAACAAAAACAGTGGTTGCTGGAGTCACACAATATTCAATACCAAATTTAGGTTCTGGTACTAGTATATGGTCAACTTTAAATTCGTTAAATCAAATCAGTGTTTTTTATGAGGCAACATGTGACGGAGATAAATTTGGGTGGAAATATAATTATACTAATCAGTTACAAACATCCACTTACGCGGATTTTAGCGACCAAAAAATATTAATTTTACAAAGAGGTGTTGACCCATATTCTCAGAAGTTAACTAACAAATATGGTATTGGTAAAATATTAGGACATGCAAATGAAAATGATGTTGTTTTCACTGCATCAACTAGGATGAATATTCCTATTCAAAAATTACCTACAGGTTCATATACGTCAGTACAGCAACATGACAATCAAGATAATATATATCATCCATCATATGTGTACACTCCAGGCTTTGCAGGTTCAGCAACACCAGGGTTGCAATTTTCATCATATACCACAAGTAATGTTGGATATTATGGGGCTTTAGATGCAAAAACGCCATACAGAAAAGTTACAACTAAAAATTACGGTACATTTTATTCTAACAATTATGTTAATACAATACCAATTGGTTCTTCATATGGAGTTGTAAGTAAAAATAATAATCTTTATAATACTAATTATTCTCACATGCCAGGACCAACCATTGGTTTTTATAATCCAGCAATTTCCGATAGTTCATATGATTTATCTGAAGATTTATCAGGTGCGGCAATACTTGACTATGATGTATTAAACTGGTACCATAAGTGTAAAAAATCGTTCTTTTCTTTTAATTGTAATATATGTGATTATTATTATGTTGAAGGTCCACCAAACGGTCTTTATTTTAGTCCTATATTGTATCCAACACTAACAGGCACAAGTGCGTTGAACATTACCAATCCAACTAAGAATGTTATGAGAACCGATAGATTACCTTCATCAGATTATATTGATAATGGTGGAGACCTTAATGGTAGTGTTAGTTTATTACAACAAAATTTAGGGTTTGCGATGTATTTAATCACTGAAAATGGTTTTAGTGCTACATCACCAGGAAATAGTACTGGTGGTTCACAGGTAACACCAAATATTGAGGGACAATTAGCGGCTCAAAATGTGTTAAGAACGATGAACACTTGTGAAAACATGGTTGGTTTAACTTGTTATAGTGGTAATGGTACTAATTTTGGAGTTTCATCAGGTTGTCAATCTGAAGATACTGTTGAAAATGGTTGTTATGTTATGATGAATAGACCACTAACTGATTTAAAACAAGATTTGAATACATTCGCTGAATGGGGATATAGATTTAGATTTTATTATGGTTTATGTAGAGGAGTACTATCACAATCATTTACAAACAATTGGGTTAATGGTTCATTATATACATTCCCAATACAAGTTGATACTTATTTTGATTCCCAAAATAAACCATTACCTCCAGAGTTTGCGAAAGAGTTAATATATTTTGATGAAAAAACAAATAATTTCTATTATAGAAGCTCACCTTATTATTCGGGTTCAACGTCTCAGAGGTTTATTGGAAGACCTGTTTCAGGATTGGAAGACCCTGTAAACAGTAGAAACCTATTGTTCCCAACAACAATTGTTAATTTAGGTATTAAAGATGATTTCTATCAAGAAATAATTTTTGACCCATCTGCTAAGGGGTATATTATGAAAAGCTTGGCACCGACAAGTTATTCAGATACATCTGATTTGGTTAATTTATTTGTTATTTCAAGAATCACGGATGAAGGATTTTTAAAAAAGATTATATCAGGACTTAATAATAGTTTAAATCAATTATTTAGTAGACCAAAATTAAGAATTGATGGCGATTTAGCTCAAAGTATGTCAATAAATTCTGAGTATGGGGTAATACCATTTTCACCTGAGTTTTATAGTGTGTACGGTACTTCAGATGACCCTGTGGTTATTTTAGGTGGATTAGATAATCCTACTATGGGTATTTTCTTCTCTTCAACAACAGTTGATTTACAGAATAAAGATTATTTAAGTCCTGGTGTTATTGATTTTAGACCATCCAACAATGCAAATGCGATAACATACCCTTATGGTATTAAATCACAATATGTTCCATTCTACCAATGGCAATTAAAACAACCTGGAATCCAAAGTATTTTTGGTTCACAAGATAATAATTGGAAGACAAATCAGTCGGCGGATATTAATAATACAGGTATTTTCGGATACTACTATCAATCTTTAGATAGGAGAAACATTAATAGTCCAACTTATTTCATTGGTTCAAATACTCAAGTAAGTGACATATATGAAAGAGGTTATATATACAACGTAGGTCCTTGTTATGAGGGTACTACAAATGGTAACTATTCGTATTATGATTGTGAACATGTATTACGCACAGGTAATAATGTTGGAACTACGGTATTCTATACCAGTATTGGATTTGGTGTTACACCATCAGGTAATCCACCTGTGATGAGATATTCATATTATGCTGGTACTTATCCTGAAAAGTTTTTAGTTAGTGCTCCTAATCATTTCTATTTTGGATTAATTAAAGGGGAAACTGCTTTAGATAAATTTAAAACAAAATACTCAGTAGATGAATAAGTTTACAATAATACCAAGTAGTCAGGAGTATAAATCGGCACCTGCTGTTGACCAAGAAATTAATATCTCTTTAGAACAACAAAGTCAACAAATGGTTGAATATGATAGAAGTCAAAGTATTAGTTTGGCTCAAGTATTTGATGACGAAAGACAAGCTAGTACTGTTTTTAGACCAACATTTAAAATTAATTATTTATATGGTAATACCTATTCAGGTACAACTCAATATGTTCCATTTAAAAACAATTTATTTTATGTGAATCCTGAACAGTCAAGTGTTAGTAATATTTGGAAAGGATTCCCTCAATACTATGAGTTTGATTTTTATAGACCATATATTGATGACCAACATGTTGAATATAGAGCTAAGAGTGCTTATACCTACAATTGGACTTACTACGTTAGTTACGCCTCTGAAAACAATTATACAAAACAATTATCATATGTTTTAAATAATACAAGTTATGTGTGGACGGCTTCAACTGGTATTGCGTTCTCAATTAAAAATTCAACAGAAAATGGTAATAATGTTATTGGATTCCAATGTATTGCACCACATGGGTTAACTGTTGGCGAGTATGTTGAACTATCTTTCAAATATAACGGAAACAATTTATTCCAAGTTTATTCACTGGGTAACGGATTATTTGATAGTGAAAAATATATTTTTAATTTATATAATGTTGGGTACACAGGAACTACGTTTGCCAATAATGTTACTGGTACATTTAAAAGAGTTATTAATCCTGACAATTTATTAGAGACAACATCAAAATATTATATTAGAGAACATAAAATTCTTACTAATGTTGATGATTGTATCATGGTTAAAAACGGTTTTGAAAAAAATGTATTTAATGAAGAAAGAAAATTTGAATACAGTTCAATAACCCCAAACTATATCTCAAGAGTTTCGCAAAAAACAAGTAGTAACTCTTATAACGTTACAGTTAATTATGATTTAGATTTAAATAATATTTTAGATAATCAAAAACGACCTGTAAGTGAATTATTTTTAACGGTAATCAATAGAGGTTTTACGGGATATTTTAATCAACCAAATAATGGTATAGGTTTAAAACAAGGTTGGGGGTTTAATCTAACCAAACTTTCAAATTTTTGGTGGGATTTAACAAATCCGTTATCAGATACTAGTATACCGACATACAATTACACTTTAACTGATGTTAGTGGTAATACTAAAACTTTCTACTATAACCAAGATTTAAAATCTGGAGATTTAATTGACGGGGATTTTTGTGAGTGGAATGACTATGAACAGGTGGAAAGAGTAATCTCACCGTATTTTCAAAAGTTGAATTATAATCAAGATATCTTCCAAACAACTGACGTTTATTCAACTAACACACCTGGTTTTTATTATGAACCACATCACTCAATGACAATTAGAGTATTCTCTGATTATATTGAAACGGGTGATGTCGGATTTGTTGACCAAGTTCCAAGTTATTCATTTTATTCAACATCTGACCAACAATTTAGATGGAGAGATATATATTCATATGGGTTTAAAGATAATCTTGGTAGAGGGGTTGATTATCCATTTTTAAACAGTGCCCAATATCCTTTCAAGGAAGTTATTTTTAGATTAATACCTGAAGGACTAAACTATAACTCTGATTTACTTGGAGTGGATTACCCTGTTAAACCATTGATTGATGAGTGTGAATAAACTAACTATAAGAAAAGACGGATTTGTAGACAAACAACTTACAATCCCTGTCCAATTTACTTGGGATTACTTAGGGTTAGACCAAAGTATTGACGAGTATGAGAGTGAAATGATTACTCAAGTAATTGGTGTTGGTAGGGACTTTGAAGTTACTAGGTTTTCACATGCACCTCAAACAGGGGCAACTCAAGCGACCGACATTCAATATGAATTTAATTTTTATTCAGGAGGTTCTTTAAATGATGTTGCAAATTGGAAATCTAACTATCAGATGGAAGGTTTTACCACACAAGAGATTTATTATTACACAAACAATTTTACAAATTCGTTCTTTAAATTGGATTTGTATGATAATGTTGATGAAAAAAGACAGAAAAACTATATAACAATTATTATTCCAACACAACAAGGTTTAAAAATGGATGCAATCATGCAGACAACACCTGTGACTATTAAGAAACCATATTTTATTTTAGATTATGTTGGGGATAAAGAAGGATTTTTTCTTTATTGGTTAAAGAAAAGAAATTTTTTAGACATTAGTACTTTTTTTATGACCGCCAAATTTTATGACGCAAAGACTGGTCGTTTTACTAAGATGATGAATATGCCACAGTCATCTATTTCAGGTAACAAATATAGTTTTGATTCAACACAATTCTTTTATTATAGAGTTCAATTGGATTATGAAAAACACAATTATCAAGTTTTTAATATGAATCAAAATCAACATATTTATGATTCATTTGACCAAAGAGCGGGGGCGATAGTACCCATAAAATGGTATGAATATGTTAACCCACAATAATGGAAGATTTTTATAATATAATAATTTCCCCCGAAACAATTAAGGGTGATTTGTTTACTGTTAATATGAAGGGTCAAAATGTTGGACCATCATATACTGGTGAAACGACAGGGGTTTACTCTGGTATGACCCAAGTGCTGACCGCAGGTCCTAATGGTAGTTCACTATTGTCAGGACTAACCATACCAATTTTAATTAGACAAACCGCAGTTGATGTAGGATACTTTAGTCCTTTTGATGGGGCGGTTTTACAGAAAGATGTTGTTGCTAATTTTATATTTTCATCAACAACTTCAAATCCTTATGTATATAACATTTATAATACATCAAGTGAATTTCAAAAATTTCTTGATTTATCTGCCTATAAAGTAGATTGGGGGGATGGTTCACCAAAACAAACCATTACAACATATGCACCAAACTCATTAAACCATACTTACCCAACTGCAAATAAAAAATATACTATAACATTAGAACAAACAAATCCATGGGGAATTACAAGAGTTTCTAAAGTTATTACGACACCATATAGTGATGTTGTGATTAACAATCCAAATGGAGAGGCATTTTTTATTCCTGCAGGTGGTAATTGGTTAGAAACTCCTATTAGTTATAACTACATATTTTCGGGGGATGCGGTTAATGAGGTGTCGGCCCAAACTTCAAACAATTTCACAACGGTACCATTTACAGTATCAGGGTTAACTAAATCAAGAATTACTGAACTTGCGTTATATGGTACACCAAAATATCAAGTTGGTGTTCCTGTAATTAAGAATGGTCAGATATGGGGCGCGATAACAAACACAGCAACAACCTATACTGCCTATACAATTAATTTAGTTGATTACTATGATTATATTGACGGAACAACAATATTTTTTGGACAATCATCAGGATTTACTGAAAATAACTTAAGTCAAAGACCTATTACTAAAGAAGAGGTTTTAATTAATGTTGTTGACCAACCACAAATTCAAACTAATGTTTTTGTGGAGAGAGGAAAAAATTCTGCATACGAAAGAGTTCAAAGATTAGGTGAGGTTGATAATCTTGGGGACATGATTAATTACGGATATGGATTTTTTAATGTTGAAAAAAAGAACTAAACTATTTATAAGATAAAGAAACTATGGCAATCGGTTCATACGGCACAATACGACCAAGTGATGTTTCACCTGAGGACGTACAAATAATAATGAATTACACACCTTCAAGGGATGTAACGGACAATTTTGTCTTAACACAACTTGATGCTCAAACAGTACTTAAACCATATTTTAATAATACTCAGACAGGCGGAAATGCTGGTGTTGAGGTTTTAGGTGGTTTATATAACTTAACATTACCTGCAGAACAATTTAATGCTCTTGGGATTTATACATTATATTTAAGACCCGCACAAATTAGAACTGTAATTACAGATTGTGGTGTTTTAAGCGCATTACCTAACGTAAAAGGAATTGTTATTGATATTACAAATGTACCAACTCAATATCAAAACAAATTCGTTCCTCAAGGACTTGTAGGATTTAGAATTGAGTATTTAAATGCCGACGGTTCTAAAATACCTAACTTTTTTAGAGTGGTTACGTCATCTTTCTTTTGCGAGCCAGTTGTAACTAATGAGGTTAATACAACTCAAAAATCAATAAGATATAGATATGTTGATGGAGATTCTAATTTAATATTTTTAACTCTTTCACCTTCATCTTCACCAACTAATAAGCCAAACGCAACACCTTATATTGGGCAACCAAATCAAAATATTATTATTTCAAACACATTTTTTAATCCAATTACATTGGAGATTGAAATGGTAGAATACGATGTATCGTCTCTTGCTATTGCACTTTACGGTAATCAAACCAAATCTATTGATGATGGTATCTACACAATTTACGATTCTCAAAATAACATATACAGACAATACAACTTATATGAAATTAGAGACCAATTTAACGCGTTGCTTTATGAGGTTAGACAAAGTAGAGGAAATAATATTGATTTCAGTAAAAACTTCACAAATATAACTAGTTAATGGCAAAATCTAAAAGTAAATATTTTTACCCGCCTAGACCTGGTAACGGTTCTGGTACCTTTTCCGACAACATTGTAGGGTTACAAACTGTTGAGGGTGGAGGACTTACGCAAGGTAATTTTGAGTTTACTACAGGAGTAACTGAAAAAGTTAATAGGACTTTTAATGTTGGTGCTTTTTCAGAGCCAATGACTTTGGACATGATGGATGTTGAAAGTTTAGAAGAGAGTAGAAGAATACTTGCAACACAATTTAGAGTTTACCCTAATTATGATGTATCACAAGTTTTAAATTTCTCAATGTATGGTTCATTATCTGAAAGATTTAGAGTTTCTATTACAAGAATCATTAATTATTTCCCAGCGTCTTTAGACGTTCAATTTAGTAACGGTGATTATGTTACGGGTAATACTGCATACAACATTGTATATGATGTACAAAGTGATGAAACATATTTTAAAGTTAGTGTTGATAGGATTAATAACCCTTTTGATATAGATTATTCTGTTAGTGCTTCGACTAATTTATCTATCAGAGAATTAGTTGTGTCCAATTATAGAAATATTAATGAGACATATTTGGACTATTGTATTAGTATTAATGATAATATATACAAAGTTCTTGCCTTTACACCTTCAGATACATTATCTTCAGGTGAACTTACTTTTTATGTGTCAGGAGACCCTTTTGGTGCAACCGCAACAACATCTAATGAGGACTTTCAAATAAGACCAAATGATTATATTGTTGATAAAATTTTTCAAGAGTCATTTGATGAAGTTGAGAAATTTTTAGTTAACAGATTAGTTAGACCTGAATATACTGCGGTATTTCAAGTACCACAACAAAATGAATATGGCCAAATATACACCGAATATCAACAAGTAACTTGGCCAAAAGATGGTGTATGGAACTTAGATATCAAATCATTTTTATTTGACTATTACTTGGAACAAATTCAAGCGATTGCGATTAATCTTGATTCATTTAAAACAAATTTAATTTCAAGATTTTTAGTTACGGATTCATTAAAAGAATTTGATACTTTAGGTCAAAAAGTTGAAAAGATATTTCAAATATACGGTAGAAGTTTTGACCAAATAAAACAATTCATTGATGCGTTGGCTTACATGAATTCTGTGAACTATAATCCGTCAAACGACATACCATCTGAGTTGTTAGTTAATCTTGCACGAACTTTGGGTTGGTCATCAAACTTTTCGCCAATAACAAATGAAGATTTTTTATCTTCAGTTTTTGGTAATACATCAACTCCAACATATCCTGGATATGCAAGGGCTTTAACTCCAACTGAATTAAATTATGCTTACTATAGAAATTTAATTCTAAACGCGTCATATCTTTTTAAATCAAAAGGAACGAGAAGGTCGGTTGAATTCTTATTAAGATTAATAGGGGCACCTGATTCATTAATAGAATATAATGAACACATTTATTTGGCGGACCAAAAAATTAATCTTGACCAATTTTACAATCAATGGACTCAAATTTCAGGAGGTACATATGCTCAAGAATCTCCAAGTTATTTAACGGGTCAGACTTATAAAATTAAAGGACAGTTATTTACTGCATTTACTGCTACCTCAACATACCAAGATACTAATATTACATTAGAGGATTATCCTATGGATTTTGAAGGTTATCCTAAAGCTCCTGTTAACACTGAAACGTATTTCTTTCAAATAGGGGCTGGTTGGTATGAAACAACACCATCACATAGAAGTCCCGACCAAGTACAACTTACAGGAAATGTTTATACAGGACAAAATTTTGATATACAAACACAATTAACTCCTTTTACTTATGGTCAAACATATTTGAATAGATTTAGAGATTTCCCATATATGAATGAAGGGTTTAAACTTCAAAAAGTTGTTGATAATAATAAATCTTGGTTAGCGGACGATGAAAAAATAAGAGTATCAACTCAAGGAGATTACAATGCTTATTATTATGTTGATAATGAAAAGTTAGTGTTAAACGTTAAAAATGTTGATTTATTTTTAAATCCTGCTCAAGGACTTGTTTACGATGTTTGGGACCAATCAAGAAGATATGATTATCCAATTCCTGAATCAGGATTAACTGTTGGTTATCCTGTACCAGGTGGAGTTGATTGGACTTATGTTGACCCACAACCAAAGAAAAAAACATTTTTTGAATTTACACAAACTTTTTGGCAAAACATGATTAACACCAGAAATAGACAATATATTTCAGATGGTAAAACAGGTGGGTATCCAACACTACAATCTATTTTTTGGAAGTATATTGAGTCAGAACAAACTGTTGGATTACCAAATAACAAATACACATACCAAAAGTTAATTGATTATGTTAATGGTATTGGACCTTATTGGACTAAATTGATTGAACAAATGTTACCTGCAACTACAATATGGAATGGCGGAGTAAGATTAGAGAACTCAATTTTTAATAAACAAAAATTTGTTTATAGAAGACAAAGAGGTTGTCAATTTATACCAGTTCCTGTTGACCCTTGTTATATTATATCAAACATTTTTGATTATACATGTAGTACGGAGTATGTTGATTTTTATATTTATCCATGGTTAAATGGAGACATTCAAGTTAGTAATTTTAGTAGCATTTTAGCTAACAGAGTTAATAATATGTTAGCGGAAAGTGGACTAACCCTTAACGACTGTTATCAAAATTCAGTACAGACAGAATGGTTTGTTGATTTAAGAATTGCGGGGGACATCCTTATCCAAGATACTTTTTATAACGGTTATGGGTTAACAGATGTTCCATTAAATAACCAATGGAGAAATGCCTTAATTAATTATCTACCTACTTTGTATGATTATGGCTACACATATTACCTAAATGGTAATAAATTAACGATAACCAATTTAAATTGTTTACCTCAGAATATTGAAGAGACGGTTATTTTAAATGTGGGGATAAATATTAGTATTAACTGTACCAACTAATGCAAGCTGCGTCACTTTTTTATAGAATATCGGTAACAGGAGATTGTTCAAATACAGACTCAGGTGCAATTAGTTTGTTTGTGTCAGGAGGTACGTCTCCATATACAGTACAATGGTTATCACCTGTATTATCGCCAGATATTGTTACAGTTGACCCAGTAGTTAAAACAGGATTAAGCGCTACAACTTATTCAGTAAGGGTAAATGATAGTACATTACCATTAAATAATGAATTTTACATTAACATACCCATTTCAAGTGGAGTGTGTGCAAATATTTTAGCAGTTCAAGGAACAACATGTTCTCTAAATAATGGTTCAGTTACAGGTAGTTCTAGTTCAGATTATTCTTCTACTGATTTTTATGTTTATCGTTTAGATGATTCATTTGTAATGTCGGCGACAACAAATCAAGGTACAGTAGTTTTTGGTAGTCTTACTGCGGGAACTTATTATATGAAAGCCGTTGATTTAGGTGGATGTACAGGACAAAGCCAAAGTTTTATTGTTGAAGAATCAGATACTTTAAATTATGGGTTATATGCGGTGCCAAATTCGGGATGTAATGGTGTACCTGTAGGTAAAATTACCGTTACAGGATTAACAGGAACGCCACCATACACTTATTTGTGGAATACAAGTGCCACAGGGTCCACAGTAACTGGTTTAACAGCAGGCGCATATTCAGTTAATGTTACAGATAGTTACGGTTGTACTAATACTCAAACCGCAACAATTGTGGATGTTGGACAAGTTGGTCTTGGGTCTTTTACTACGACACAACCAAGTTGTTTTTCTGCGGATGGAGTATTAACAATACAAATTACGGGAGGTACTGCACCATATTATTATTCTGCAAACACGGGAGACGTTGTAATTCAATATGGGACATCGTGGTCATTATCAGGATTATCGCCAGGTACATATACAATCCAAGTTACAGACGCAGCATTATGTACATTTGTTGCGGGAACAACACTAAGTACTCCAAATGGAATTACATCGGTTAATATTGGAACTAAAGGTTCTACATGTTCAAGTAATGGTGGTTCAATAACCGTTTCAGTCCTTGGAGGTTCGTCACCATACACTTATACTTTAATTTATCCTGATGGGAATGTGTTGAATGTTAGTAATAATCAAACAACTCAATTATTTCCAAATTTATATTCAGGGACTTATGGGGTTGCGGTTCAAGACTCAACAAATTGTTCTTACTTTGATGAGGTAACATTATACGCGACAGATACTTTTACAATATCAACAGATATTACAGGAACAACATGTAATATATCTAATGGTACTGTTTTAGTTACCAAATCACAAGGTGGTTCTGCTCCATTCAATTATTCTTTAGATGGATTAATAGACGTTTACAATACAAATTTATCGGCAATTACATTTAATAATGTTTCTGCAGGTCAACATACAATAACTGTTTCGGATTCAACAGGATGTACTCAAACAAAACAAATATATGTCGATTCAAGTCCATCGTTAGATTACACATTATATAGTACTTCATGTGGTACAGGTTCTGACGGAACACTAACTGCATTTATTTCATCAGGTACTCCGCCATACACTTACAATTGGTCAAGTAATGTTGCGGGTAATCCACAACAAATACAAGTCCAAGGATTATCAGGAGGAACTTATAGTTTAACTGTTATTGATGACAACGGATGTTCTTTAACTAGAACAACAAATATTAATTGTAGTGAATTATATGTTTCATACCAAACTTATGTTATGGGCTCTGAAACATTTAATATACAATCACAAACTAAATACGGTTTATTACAAATGTTAAATGAGGGTTACGACGATTTAATTTCAGGTAATACAAATTGTAATTTAATTTCTGCAACATTTAGTGTTAAAGTTTCGGTTAATCCTTTAGGATTAACAACAAGTCAAACTTTCTTTACATCAACATCTTTAGTTACCGCTCCAAGTGATAACTTATACTATGATACGGTTGTTAGTTTATTGGAATCAATTCCTGGTATTGGTAATGTAACCATAGATGCCTTAAATAACCAAATAATTATTACAACAAGTGCGGGTAACGATTCATTAAATGGTCAAGAAATCATTGTTGAGTTAGTAATTGTTTATGACATAATTTGTTTATCATGATACAAGTAAGAATATCTAACATATCAGGGGGAACTTACCCAATTAATGTTTACATAGCAGATGTTTATGGAAATAATCAATCATTGCTTGGAACTATTAATTCAGGTCCAGTACCTCCCACAGTTGAATATAATTCAACAATACCTTCAATATTTGAAACCGCACCTGAAATCATGATATTATTAACGGATGCTAATAATTGTAGTGTCTTTAAAATTTTAGATTGTACTTACGGATGTTCTTTCCAAATCACAATTCAATTAACCTCTTGTGTGGTTAATATGAATATAGAAAACTCAACCTGTTCATTTTCAATTACAACGTCAGACTAAGAATAATAGTTTTTTATTTTTTACTTAAATAAGATAGTTGAAGTATTTATTTAATAAAAAACATCTGATGTCAACATATTCTATATTAGTAACAAATAACGCCCCTGGATGTGGAACTGAAATTGAACAACAATTAACAGTTACAGGTTGTACATCCTACATTGTTAGATTAGATTCTAACTCAAACGCAATAGGACCATTCAATGTTTATGTTGATAGTGTTATATATTATTCCGCTCAAACAAGAACAGAAATGATAAATGGTGTTGTTGTTAATTTACAATGTGCAACTCCAACACCAACTCCAAGTACAACACCGACCTCAACGCCAAATAGTGTAACACCAACTCAAACTCCAACAAATACTGCGACACCAACCAATACACCAACACCAGGATTATCTCCAACGCAAACACCAAGTCATACACCAACACCAACAGTTACTCCAAGTATAACTTCAAGTCCTGCGCCTGCTACGTTCAGTGCTTACTTATTCCCTGAACCACAAGACAGTACGTCATTAAATAATTTAGGTCAATTTATGTTTGATACTGGTGCTATTTCATTCTTTGGATGGGGTAACAGTGGTACTCCTGCAGGTGTAAACTATGCAACTGATTTGGCAATTTATGCTAGATATCCAGGATGGACAGGTAATTCAGGTAATTTTAAAACAAATGTTACTTCATTGGCTGGCGCAATTAGACAATCGTCAGGTGCTGGTGTAGATAGCTACGGATGCCCACAAAATCAATATACTTTTGGTAGTATACAAGTTACAACGGCTCAAGTTGAACCTACAATACAGTATACGTACACAGTTTGGGTACCATTAACAGGTGTTGGAGGAACTCTTAATAATTTGACTCTTGACGTTGGCTTTGGTAGTCCTTGTTCAACATCAGTTATTAATGATGGTGTACCAGATGCAACAAATGCTGGTATTAACGTAACGGTACCAAGTGGATGTGCAATTCCTTCAGGAACTTACAGAGTTTTATGGATGAACGAATTGTATTCTGAACCATCAGGAGTACCATTAACCACAACATTTTGGGTTAAAGGAGACACTAAATCATAATAACATAATTAAAAATAATATAATAACATATGTCATTTCCGTATAAAAACCCCTTATCGTCATCACAGCTTGCAGGGCCTAATAGTGTTGTAAGAACTAGTACGTTTGGTACTAATTTCTCTGTATTACAGACGGGTGGTTACATGGAGGTTTATAATTTGCATGACTTAGGATTAACACTAACTGCGGCAACTTATCCTTCAAACATCCAATTATCTGCTAACACAATACCTATTAACTTTACAAAAGGTACTGGTACTTCATTTTCACCTGATTTTATTACATTAAATTCGGATAATATTTCTTCAGGTAGAAGAAGATTGGGTATGCTAGCTTACGTTCAAGAAACTGATACGGTTTACCAATATTCAATTTTAAATTATGACGCATTATGGGGTAATGTTACTGGACTTACGGGTAGTTCTGCTATAACTGTTAGTGATTATGGTACGGTTGTTAACAGTCGTTCACAAGCAGGTAGAGATTTCATTGCCGCTTGGACAGGTTCAACAATTGAAGGTGTTAATGGTGTTAGTCATGTTGATGCGAGATGGAAAATATTTTATGGTTCAGATGTTCAAATTACAGGTGGTACATATTATTCGGCCACAACAACTTTAGATTTATATAATAGTACGGGAGGAACAGTAACTGTTCCAGGATTTGCCGCTGCGGTAGTTAGTGGAACTTATGATAGTGGAACTAACGAGTTAACATTATACATGAGTGATGATGATAATATCGTTATTACTGGAATCACATCAGGAGGAGGAAGTCCTCTTAGTGTTGGAGACGGCGCAACAACCGTTACTAATGTAACTGGAATCACATTTAATGGTGGTACGGTTGTAGATGATGGTTCAGGTGCGATTACTGTAACTGTAAATGGAAGTGGTACTTCAGGTAGTGATGGAACAAGTGGTTCAAGCGGAACTTCAGGAACAAGTGGTATTGATGGTTCAAGTGGTACTTCAGGAACAAGTGGTATTGATGGTTCAAGCGGTACTTCAGGTACAGATGGTTCATCAGGGATTAGTGGAACAGATGGTACTTCAGGAACGAATGGTTCAAGTGGTACTTCAGGAACGGATGGCTCAAGCGGTACTTCAGGTACTGACGGAACAAGTGGAATAGATGGTACTTCAGGAACAAGTGGAATAGATGGTTCTTCAGGAACTAGTGGTACAGACGGAACTAGTGGAACATCAGGTACTGATGGTAGTTCAGGAACAAGTGGTACAGACGGAACTAGCGGAACGGATGGTTCTTCAGGAACTAGCGGAACAGATGGTTCTTCAGGAACTAGCGGAACGGATGGTTCGTCAGGAACAAGTGGTACAGACGGAACTAGCGGAACGGATGGTTCTTCAGGAACAAGTGGTACAGACGGAACTAGTGGAACATCAGGTACTGATGGTAGTTCAGGAACAAGTGGTACAGACGGAACTAGTGGAACATCAGGTACAGACGGAACTAGTGGAACATCAGGTACTGATGGTAGTTCAGGAACAAGTGGTACAGACGGAACTAGCGGAACGGATGGTTCTTCAGGAACTAGCGGAACGGATGGTTCGTCAGGAACAAGTGGTACAGACGGAACTAGCGGAACGGATGGTTCTTCAGGAACTAGCGGAACAGATGGTTCTTCAGGTAGTGATGGAACAAGTGGTTCTTCAGGAACATCAGGTAGCGATGGAACAAGTGGAACTTCAGGTTCAGATGGAACTAGTGGTTCAGATGGAACAAGTGGTACTTCAGGTAGTGATGGAACAAGCGGTTCTTCAGGAACTAGTGGTACATCAGGAACTAGCGGCTCAGATGGTACAAGCGGTACTTCAGGTAGCGATGGTACAAGCGGTACTTCAGGTAGCGATGGTACAAGCGGTACTTCAGGTACTGACGGAACAAGTGGAACTTCAGGTTCAGATGGAACTAGTGGTTCAAGCGGTACTTCAGGTAGCGATGGAACTAGTGGTTCTTCAGGAACTTCAGGTTCAGATGGAACTAGCGGTTCATCAGGTACAAGTGGTACTTCAGGTTCAGATGGAACTAGCGGTTCAGATGGAACTTCAGGAACAAGTGGTACAGATGGTTCTTCAGGTACTAGCGGTTCAGACGGAACTAGCGGTACTTCAGGTTCAGATGGAACTAGCGGTTCAGACGGAACAAGTGGTACTTCAGGTTCAGACGGAACTAGTGGTTCTTCAGGTACTAGCGGTTCAGACGGAACTAGTGGTACTTCAGGTTCAGACGGAACTAGTGGTTCTTCAGGAACTTCAGGTAGCGATGGAACTAGCGGTTCAGATGGAACAAGTGGTACTAGCGGAACTTCAGGTAGCGATGGAACTTCAGGTTCAGATGGAACTAGCGGTTCAGACGGAACTAGCGGAACTTCAGGTAGTGATGGAACATCAGGAACTAGCGGTACAGATGGTAGTTCAGGAACTAGTGGAACTTCAGGTAGCGATGGAACATCAGGTACTAGTGGTTCAGATGGAACTAGCGGTACTTCAGGTTCAGACGGTACAAGTGGTACTTCAGGTTCAGATGGAACTTCAGGAACTAGCGGTTCAGACGGAACTTCAGGTTCGGATGGAACATCAGGTACATCGGCCTTAATTTGTACACCATTCTTAGCAGGTGATTATTATTTTCAAGCGGTAGCACAGCCTTACAATGGACCTTCGTATCCAAATATGTCATGGGGTCCTGGACAAACATTAAGTGTTTATGCTCCTGATGACATTATAGAATATATGTTAATTAGTGGTTATACCGCTTCAACAGGAGCTTTGGTTGCGGTTATTACATATTCTCAAAATCCTGGTTATAAAACACAGGCAGGAGTTACTCTTTGTCTTGTAGGTACACAAGGTTCAAATGGTACGTCAGGTTCAAGTGGTACGTCAGGTTCAAGTGGTACGTCAGGTTCAAGTGGTACGGATGGTTCGTCAGGAACTAGCGGTACAGACGGCTCAAGCGGAACTTCAGGAACTTCGGGTACAAGTGGAACAGATGGTTCTTCAGGAACTTCGGGAACAAGTGGAACAGATGGTACTTCAGGAATTAGCGGAACAGATGGTTCTTCAGGAACTAGCGGAACGGATGGTAGTTCAGGAACTAGCGGAACTTCAGGTAC